CTTTGTCTTATAATAAAAAAGAACCTACAAAACAACCTAAGGCAGGAGATTTAATAAAAGAAGGACTGATTTTAGAAGGAGGCGCTTATGGACATATGTCTCACCCTTTCGATGATAAAGGATTAAAATTTGGTGATTTTAGACAAATTATAGATATTGCTTTACAAGGCAAATTAGATTTGGAACAAAAAGCTACCGAAAAAACAGACGGTCAAAATTTATTTATTACATGGAATAATGGATTAAGAGCTGCAAGAAATACTGGTGATATTAAAAAAGGAGGTGTAGATTCTAAAGCAATTGCAAAG